AAACAATTTCATTGAACTCACCATTGTGCCCAGCGAAAGCATTCTCCGAAGCGGTTTGATTGATATTGTTAAAAACAAATTGTTCCACGGTACACGGTAGTTTTTTCACTGAACCATCAAACAAATAAAAAGAATCTTGTGACATCCAAAAGCTATTACCATTTAAATCAATGCCTGCATGCTGACCAATAATTCCACAATTCTGACCGAGTTGTCGTAGACCAAAAGTAAACGGAGGACCAATAAACTGTAAAGAGTGAAGAGAAGTATCTGTCCATACTAATGTTTGACCTCTTGAACGTTCAGCAGCAATGATCCGTGATCCGTCGGCAATCCTCAAAGAACCTGCTGTATTCTCTGCGGTCGGAGTATAATTGTTAATATCTTCTTGATCCGAGAATCGGAGTAATAAATCATCTTGTGTTGCAGGATTACCAATCGTAGTTTCGGTACCAAATAAAATTAAATGTCGATCAGGGGAAGAAACTAAACTGAGTCGTGAAGTTGTCGGAGCATTCGCTACAATCGCAGCTCTAGTAGATACACCAGCAGAGGTATCCCAACGATACGTACCACCGTTTAATTGAGTCGCAATTAAGTCTTCACCGAAGTTATTGAGTGACCATTGTCTTGCTTCAAGTGTAACCTCAGATACTGTCGAAGGTTCTCCCCAACCCCCTAAACCATAACCATCGGTTCCCCAACCATAAGCAGCAGTTGAGAAAGCCGGGCCAGGATTAATTTGATAAGCTGCATTACCTGCACCACCCCCGCCTGCGGTGGAACCACTAGCAGTTGATGTGTGAGTCACTGTATAAGCCGAAGTATTGACAACGGAAGTGACTTCAAATTCTTGGTTCATATCGAGTCCGTCAATCGTGGAGAAAGAATCAAAGGTCACAAAGCTACCTTGTTCACAACCATGTCCTGCATCAGTGACTAAAACAGTGGCTGTACCATTCGTGGTAAAAGGATCTGTTAAAGCTTCAGTTGCTCGAATAGGAGTAATATCAAAAACTAATCCTTCTTCATATACGTATAATTTTCTATCGGTACCAAAGGCATCGTACCTTGTGCCATCTAAAGAAATCCAAGCATGTTGATCTCGTACCACACCCACAATCGTGGTATCAGTAAACTTATCCCAACCTTTGATTTTTTGAGGAAGGCCATTAAAAAAGCGTACATTATCGGAGTCAACCCATTGTCCTTGACCCGTGTAATCGGTAACTTCTTTATTAATGCCTGGTTTTATTGTAAAATTAGTAAGTGGCATTTAATCACTATATAACACAAATTTATTATTTCCAAGCAATGTTAAAGGCCATTGAAATTCTTTCTTTATCATCAGTGTGTTGTGAAACGGAATGTTTTGTTGTTCCAGGAAAAAGAACTAACATATTATTTTGTAATTGAATACTTTTATTAAAATCTGCAAAATACATATAAGTATTGCATGGGACATCCATGTAAAATGCACCTGACCAAGGATAAGGGACATGAATGTGTTCTGTGGTTAAATCTCCTTTTTTATGTTTCATTCCCCAAGAGTCCATAAAACTGAATTCTATAGGTGCATCGGGAGTTGGGGATCTTAGTTTATAAATACACATTAAAGTGTGCAAAACTCTAATGTGAAAATTTTTCATTTCGTCTAATTGCAACAAAGTATGCCAATCAGTTGATTTTGCTTTTACATTACCTAACCCTTCATGATTCTTATTATCTACTACACTTGATACGGTTTGTTTTAAAAACTCTAAATATTTTTCGTTATATAAATAGTTATGAATAATGAAGATACTTCCGATAGCATTAGAAGAAGTTTGTATTATAGAAATATCCAAGTTAATCTTTTTTAGCAAACAAAGACCCAACATGACCTTTAAATGCTCGATTGCCAAAGTGTGTGAGAGGCATAGCAATATCAGCCCAAATATCTCCACCACATTCTAACCATAGTCGAGAGAAATAATAGTCCTCCGATAAGTATCTTTTCTTTCCTGGACTTGTTTCATAGATACCTGCACAGAATAAATCGTAGCAGTTATCTGAACTAAAAGACTTACCATTAATAATTTGATCAGATTGGTATTTACGCTCAGGAAACTTTTTCATCATGGTGCGAAAGACTTCTCTTTTGACGAGCATCATCCCTGTTGCTGCTTCTTGTACCTTACAAAAACCACTATCTACAGTGACATTCTGAGGATTGTCAAAATTAAGATTATAACCTAATGTCTTTACTTCTAATTCTTCAGGAGTGATATTGGGATTTGCTTTCATTAATTCTGGTATCTTTTCAAAATGAATATGTTTTCTTGGATAAATACCACAGACTACATCCTTATCAAAACAAAGCATGCGTTCTATGTTTTGAGCTTGAAAGCCTATATCCGAATCAATAAATAGTAAGTGAGTGGCTACATAGTCGGTAGCATCCATCATCATGGAAACAATGGTATTTCTTGCTCTGGTAATTAAACTTTCATTACCCATAGATTGCATCCGTAATCCTACACCACGAGCCATGGACCATTGTTGAAGTTGGAGTAATCCATGCATCGTATTCTCAGTAAGCATCCCGCCATACATTGGCATTCCTAAGAATATTTTAAAGTTCTTGTCTTTTAGTTCTTCTGGTTTAATCATTATTTTCTCCTTACCAAAATATTTCAGTCTTTCTTTGTTGTAACCGTTCTGTAGACCAATACCATAAATTTAAAATTTCTTGTTCTTTATCTTTATTTTCAGATAAAAACTGATAGGTCATCCAAAAAGGAATAGCGTAAAGTTTGTTTTTCTTTATTTTAATTCCCTCTGATTTATCTTTATATATAACATAAAGCCCTAAATCTTCACATTTGATAGGGTAAAATAGATTTACTATTCTGTCTTGAGGGCTCACCATCCAATCTGTTTTTTCTTTAAAAGTTAATAAATTAGTATTTTTTTCGTGTGTTTGTATATTTTTTGGATTAAATAAAAAGTTTTGATGTATATATTTAGAACCGATCAAAAAAATTTCTCCAAATAATTCAGCAGGGTTTTCTATATTTTTTATATCATTTTCTATATCCCATTGAAAAATATAATCAGTTAAACTATCAATCATATCTTTTTTTTCTCCATACAAAATTTTTATAATTATCTACTATGGATCTAAATAGGTTTACTTCATATTGCTCGTGATCAATTATATCTTTTTTAATTGTCATCTTCCATTCATCTCTTATAAAAGGAAAAACAAGTGCAATAGGTTCTCCTTTTTTAATTGTTACTGGTAAATCCTCTTCAATTTTTTTTAAAAAAAAGGGAAAATTTATCTTAAGATCATACATATCAGTATCTACAATACCATCAATGATTCTAAATTTTCTAGAACTACTACTATTAAAAGGATTAGTAAAAAGACAGCTATAATTTTTTGGGGTTTTTATTCTCCATGGATTCAACCATTTATAAGGTTGATCTTCCTCATCCTTTTGCACCATGTCGCTAGCTATTTGTTGTAATCCATGAGTTTCAATACCAATATTCCATTTTTTCAATGGAGGTAAAGCTTCATTTGTTTTCCAAACAATATTTTCTTTTTGTTTATAAAACATAAAATCAACTTGATTTAAAATTACATATCCAGATGTTAGAGTATCTAAAAATGGAATGCATTTTTTTATTGTTGAATCTTCTTTTAAAGCCTTTCTACCTAAATAATTTGTCATCTTTTTATACCAATCAGGTATTAACTTTTTAATTGGAACTGGCTGTAAAAGTATAGAAGGATCGGATGCTGAAAATTCTATTGTTTTTGAAAACATGTAGGTAGTCCTAAAAATTCTCTTTTATCATATTTATTTTCTTCTGACCCTGGAGTATTTTTTGAATTATAGTGTAAAAAAACTTGAATACACTCTCTTCCAAAAAAAGGATATCTCCAATGTTCTAATTTATTTCCTCTATAGACTAACATTTCTCCTGGTCTAAGTAGAACTTCTATTCCTTCATTATTAGTGCCTTCTGTTGGATCTAAATATATTGGCCAAGGATCACCACCTAAATTCAGTGTAGAAGATATTTCGCAAGAAAATCTATCTTTATGTCTTAACAACTCATCACCATATTTATAAATTCTTGCGTAAGAATAATTTTCATATAAAGCTGTTCCTGTGATTTCTTCCATTTTATTTTTAAGTCCTTTTAACAAAGTTTCCATAGCAAAATCAGCATAGTGAGAGTAAGAATTAGGCATTTGCCCATCATCCCAAGTTCCTAAATACTCAACATAAGGAGATATTACTCTTTCACTTAACATTGCTTGAACACACTTTCTTTTTAATAAAAAATATTCTTTAACAAAGTTAGCTAAATCTTTTGAAATAGCTTCTTCTACAACCACATAATTATTTTCTTGAAATATATTTTTCATTTAAATTTTTCTCCTGTAAACCACATGACTAAACTTAATCTTTCTCCTTTTGTTACTTTTGTTACTTGGTGATGTAAGTAACTAGGAAATATAATAGCAGAACCCTTTTTTCTACAATCTTTATTTTCAACAATTCTCTCATTTTTTGATGTAGGGACTTGAAGGTGATCGTAAAATTGTAAGTCTCCTCCTTCATATTGATTTTCATCTACTAAAGGAATGACTACTGATATTTTTCTTTCTTTATTTTCCTCATTCGTTAATGAATCTCGGTGCCATCCATAAAATTGATTTTCTCTATAAATAGTAAATTGTGCAGATTCATTGCCAGTCAAGTTTATATTCCATCCAATTTTAATATTAGTTTCGTAAATAAAAGGATTTATCCAATCGTATATCCATTTTTCATTTAGCCAAGTTACTCTTGAGTCACGAACTTTCTTGTTTACCGTTCCACCCGCTACACCATCTTCTTCTTTTATTTGACTTGCTCTTTTGACAATATCGTCACAAACATGATGGGGAAGAGCATCTTTAGCAATGAGATAAAGTTGATTAAGAATCATATTGTAATTTCTTAATAAGATTCTACAGATATTTGGGATAAATTCAATTTATAATTAATAATTTAGTTCAGGCCAATTTATAAGACCTTCCTCGTAAGTTGTAGTCTCATCTGGAAAATCTCTTAATGCTTGTCTATATGACTTTATAGCCGTTAAAGCGGATGATTGATCAGGAGCACTAAAAAAACTATCAGCCAAAACCATCCAGTCTGTTTCTTGAAGTTTTTCGTTTCTTATTTTTCTTACTTCTTCTATTGATACTGGTCTTCTTTCAGAAACAGTTCCATCAGAATTATACCACCATCTCTCTGCTACATTGTCATTTGAAACTTCGATCCAATTACCGTCTTGCTGTGTGTCTTCAACATGAGACACATATCCAGCGGTATCTATTAAAATAAATTTACTCATGATGTATATTGAGTAACCTCCACTTGCCCTGAATTACCAGCAGAACCTGCTTGAGGAGCACCATTTGCACCAGGACCACCATTACCTTGAGCTCCAACAGTAATTGATACGGGAGATGATATTTGATCAGGACCTATAATAGCGAAAACAGAACCAGCTCCACCTCCTCCACCGCCTGCCCAAGCTCTTGTACTTGGACCACCAACTCCACCAACTCCACCATTTCCTTTAGAAATATTTACTCCAAATGAGGATGTTCCACCAGCTCCACCATTTCTTGATTGATTTGGCTGATTACCTGGCACTGAATAAAATCCTCCTCCTTCACCACCATTTCCAGTTATTGGTTGAATTTGAATATTACCATTACCTCCTCCACCAGCTCCACCGGGTGCTGTTCCATTTGATTGTGCTCCTGTTCCACCACTTCCACCAGAAGCAGTTACTAAGGTACCTAGAGAAGAGTTTCCTCCACTATTGCCTGGAGGTTGATTATTACCTTGTGATCCTCCTCCTCCTCCACCACCCCCGCCTATTAATTTAACTGCAACGAATTGTAAGCCAGAGGATAAGGATAAATTGGAACTTGAATTATAAGTATTTATAGTACTAGAACTAACACCACCGCCTGCATCTCCAAATTCAAGAGCAGTACCAGGTGCTGTGACTTTTAAAACTTGTCCCGCAGAACCGATAGAAGTTAAGCCTGTGCCACCTTTGGTTGTGGGTACAGTTGGAAGTCTATCTGAAGCGAGTGTTCCTGAAGAAACATTAGAAGCGTTAAGAGCAGAGGCTCCTGACGCAGGACCAGTAATTGTACTAGTTGTGTTTAATGTTCCTGTAATTGTGGTTGATGTTAAATTTGCCATGTATTTTACCTACCTCTTTTTTAACATATCTAAGTCTTTTTTCAAATCCTTAATCGCATGTAAAAGATACACTGCGAGTTTAGTATATTTAATACCTTCAGGATTTCCATCTTTTAGATGCACCAATTCAGGTGCGATTTTGTAGACTTCCTCAGCTATTAAGCCTACTTCATTTTTTTGACTACCATCTTTCCTATCATAAATAACAGGATCCATGGATAGAATAGCGTCTGTTGTAGCATCAAGGCTACGAATATTTTCTTTATAGGCAATACTTGATGTCTCCACCACTGTGCCTGCGGTCATTGTACCTGTCACCGTGACGTTGGTAGAAACATTGACGTTTCCAGAAGCAGTGACATCTCCTGTTAAAGTTGATGTTCCTGTAACAGTTAAGTTGCCTGATAGGGTAACATCCTCTAATGCTAAATCCGAGAAAATGTTTTTGACATTATAGTTAGATGCACCATCACAGTATAAATAAGAATAAGCACCTTGAGTGACTGCTATGCCATTGGCATCGTGTCCTGTCGCTGCAACAGTGACAGAATAAGCACCTGAGGTGTTATTATAAATTACATAATTGTTTTCTACCGCAGGAATAAAAACATGAACATTTCCTGTGAGTGTTCCATTTAAATCGATTACTTTATTAGAAGATTCAGCAGTGGGATCTGCATTGTTTGTTGTTAAAGTAACATTAGAAGAACCTGCAATAGATTTTGATAAAAAGCCTGCTGTAAAAGCATCAACAGTTTGTAAATTTGTGTTTGTGTTATTGCCCCAGGTGTTCGCATTGGAACCTGTCTCCATTAACTCTAATTTTAAACTACTTGAATAGGTACTAGCCATTTAATTTTTCCTTTAATAATTGTATCTCTTGATTTTGTTTTTTCAAGGCTTCTAAAAGATACATCGTCATTTTTGTATATTTCACTGCTTCGGGTTTACCGTCTTTTGTTGTGACCAAATCTGGTAATACTTTGTATAGTTCTTCCGCAATCACACCCACTTCATCTTTTTGTGAGCCATCTTTTCTATCATACTTCACAGCATTGACATTGTAGATCGCTTCATTGAACTCGAGGGGTTGTACGTTTTCTTTGTACTCGATACTCGAAGTCTCGGTCAACGTACCAGTGACCGTGACACCTGCAGATGTGGTGGCTAGCTTTGTAGAACCATCGTCTGAAAGTTCTAAAGAACCAACACCATCAATTATTAATTTACTTGTATCTGTAGATATTCCACCATGTAAAGTTGCACCTTTATATATTTGGAAAACTTGATTATGGGCTGCACCATCATTAATTAGTTGAAGAACAGAATTAGTGCCAGCTTGATGCATTTCTAAAGGATTAGCTGTAAGATTTAATAAATTACCAGTTGTTGAATTATGTCCAATTTCAAAATCATTACCTGCGCCAAATCTTAAATAATCATTGTCTCCTAAAGCGACATTAGCTGTAAAGGTTGCACCACCTGCGACCGATAAAGTTGAGCCATCAAATGTCATGTTGGCCTCAGCGTTCATCGCATCCGTGCCTGTGGCTGTTAAAACTCTGTTGTTCGAACCATTGGTCATGAAGTCAGATACATCAACAGAAACTGTGTCAGCAGCTACATCGATACCTGTTCCTGCACCAACGTTTAAAGTAACTGCACCTGTAGTTCCACCACCTGTTAAACCATCACCAGCAGTAACGTCTGTGATATCTCCTACGTTAATAGAACCACCGAGCGATACGCCTGTACCATTGATAGTAATCTGTGAGTTGTCTAAAGCTCCGTTAGGGATACTGGTTAAATAAGCACCACTACCAGAGAAAGTTGTAGCGCTTAATGTTCCTGTAACAGTTGCTCCAGTAGCTGTGGTTTCAAACTTTTTGACATTGTTGTAGTATAAATCTACTGAGCCGTTTGCAGTTCCTATAATATAATTTTTCCTATCAACGCTTTCTATTTGAATTTCATCTCCTCTTATAAAGAGAGTTCCTGTTTGATTTACTATGTAAGAGTTACTGCCATTATGAACAAGATACATATCATCGCTAGAGCCAATTTTAATTTCTGAGTTATCCCCTAAGCTAACGTTCGCTGTTGCAGTGACAGGACCTGTTAAGCTAATGGAATCGGCTTCAATATTAATTGAACCACCTGCATCTACATCTTTAATAACAGATACACCATTGGCATGATCGTGATAAATTTGATATTCACCAGTTGCGCCCATTAAGATATGGTCTAAATCTCCTAAGGCGACGTTCGCAGTAAATGTACCACCTGCAAAAGTAGGTGAAGCAGATGTAGCTACGTCTTGACCAATCGCAATATCGTCAGCATTGACAGTAACACCTGTGCCCGCTCCCACATTGAGAGTTACATCACCTGTTGTTCCTCCTCCTGTTAAACCAGATCCTGCGGTTACTGCTGTAATATCTCCTACCGTAGGAGTTTGGAAAGTGACAGCGCCACTTCCATTTGTTGTTAAAACTTGTCCTGTTGTTCCATCGGAAGTTGGAATCGTATAAGAAGAGAGAACAAAATTCGCTCCATCTCCTTGAATAATTTTACCACTCGTTGTAGCTAATCCTGCGATGTCTTGTAATTGAGCATCCAGTCTTGCGTTATCTAAAGTACCTGAAGAAACATTTGATGCATTTAAACTTGTCAAAGCGGCACCTGATCCGTCAAAAGAGGTTGCGGTGATATTAGCAGTGACTTCTACATTAGAAGCATCATCAATGATAATGGCTCGTTCGGAAGGAAGAGAACAAAATACGTCTTTTGTACCTGCTCCAAAATTAACTAAAGATCCTGCGTTAGAAGAAGTAATAACAGAATCACGAGAGAGGGTATCCGTCGCAGCGTCAGTAACTGTACCAACACCTACTTCATAATCCCCTGTATTAGGGTCAGTTATAACATAATAGGTTTCATTCCCATTACCTATACCAGCGACAAAGGTTTCAAAGCCTGAGGCAGCTCCTCCTAAATCAAGAGTGCCCGTGCCTGTGGTGGTTGTGGTTTCTTTGACTCTATCTGCTACTTGAAATGCCATGTCTTTTTATACCTTATGCTGCAACCTCTGTCCACGAATTTGATGCTCCCGGTGCTACACCATTATACGAGTTATTTGCATCAGGGTCCACGGGACCCCATGCTCCTGTAATAGTTTCTTTGCCTAAAGCAAAATTTA